TTCAGTATTTCCACAAGCAATTATTGGTGCTGCTACGAATAATTTACCTTCAGTATTTCCACAAACAATTCTTGGTGCTGCTACGAATCCTTCTCAAATTACAGAATTATCACAAGATGAAAAATTTATATCTGGAATAAAAGATAATATTCATTTATCAACAGAATTATTAAAAAAAGATATTTCCAATTTTGAAGCTAAATCCAAAGAGAATTTAATTAAAATACATAAGAGTATGAATTCAATTATAGAAGATTTAACTAATGAAATAGATAAAATAGATGAGATGAAATTATATGAATTAAATTCAAATATAAGGGATAATTTAAATAAATTAAATAATAATTTAAAAAGATTAAACGATATGTGTAATGATATATCAAAATAATGGACAAAGGAAATAAAGAAGACAAAAATATAAATAATTGATTCATGAAGATAGAAAAGTCATTCGGACCGTCGTAAACTTTACATTTTCTCGTCTTTAATGGATAATTATTCGTTTCATCGAATGTCTTAACACAAATATCTTCGCAAAAACAGACAGACATATAATATAATATTATTTTATAAATAAAATATATTATATGAATAATTTATCTTCAGGTTTTTGTTCAAAAACGCCACTTCGTACTGCTACGAACCCTTCTCAAATTACAGACTTATCACAAGATGAATATTTGATAGTACAAATGAATATAAAATTTATATCTGGAATAAAAAATATTATTCATTTATCAAAAGAATTATTAAAAAAAGATATTTCCAATTTTGAAGCTAAATCCAAAGAGAAATTAATTAGAATACACAAGAGTATGAATTCAAATATAAAAGATTTAACTAATGTAATAGATAATATCGATAACACGAAATTATATGAATTAAATTCAAATATAAGAGAAAATTTAAACATATTAAATAAGAATTTAAACATATTAAACGATATGTGTATTGATATATATCAAAAGGATGGACAAAGGGAATAAAAAAGGAGGTGATGATGGAGGTTTTGATGATATATTAAATAAAATGAATAGGGAATCTGAAGAAGCGAAAGGTAATTTAGATTCGGAATTAAAAATACAAATTAATAAACAAAAAATATCAAAAGATCAATTTAATGGACATTTACAAGCTAAATTAGATAAATTGGGTAATAGATTAATTATTTTACAGATTAAATATCAAGGATATAAATCGTGGTATGATAAATTTAATATAATGATAATAATAATATCATCAATATTATCTATATTTGAATCATTTAGAAATGAAATGGCAGATGTGGTAGAAGGTGATATAATATTAGAAATATGTTTTAATATGATACCGATATGTATAAGTAGTATTATAACATGTTCAGCAGTGATAATAAAGTTTAAGAAATACCAAGAAAAGATGGAAAATATGCAATTTACACGAGAAAAAGTAATTTTATCAATATCAAAAATAAAACATATACAGGAGATGACATTGTTTAGTAATGAAGATAATTTTGATGGAATAAAAAAGAAATATTTAGATGATATATATTCATTTTACAATGAAAGTACATCAGAAATAGAGAGACATATAAAATATACTGATCATTTTAAATTAAATAATATGAAATCAGATAAATCCAATAAAGCGGGTAAAGCGGATAAAGCGGATAAAGCGGGTAAAGCGGATAAAGCGGATAAAGCGGATAAAGCGGATAAAGCGGATAAATAATATATTCTAAATTATATTTCATTTATATTTTGATGACAGGGTTTAAATGATTTCCGATGCCATTTGGTCGGACCATATTCTTTCAATGCTAACATATGAGTTTTCGTTCCATATCCTTTGTTATTCATAATATCATAATTTATCAGAATCTGATTTTTTGAACATAGATCCATGATATATTCATCATGATATTCTTTTGCTAAGATTGACGCCGCAGCGATATTTAGATATTTATCATCGCCACCTATAATACAGACATGAGGTATATGTTCAAACGTACTTTTCTCCATATATGTATGAAAGGTATTCCCGTCAACTAATAAACGATCAACATTAATAACCGATGTAATATTATCAACGCACTTTTCCATACCTTCCATAGTTGCCTCAAGAATATTAAATTTATCTATTCTCTCAGGACTTATATGCTCTACGCAATGGGCGATACTATTTTCCTCAATATATTTTCTTAAAATACGTCGTATTTTAGGTGAACATTTTTTAGAATCTTTAATTTCATAAGGAGGCGGGTTTGAATTGATATCATTTAAAATAACACCCGCCGTAAAGACAGGACCCATTAAACATCCCCTACCGGCTTCATCTAAACCTATTTCTAACTTTCCTTGTTCATAATATTGTTTTAGGTTGTTCATTTAACTATCTTTAAATTTATATATTTAAATATATATATAGAGAATGCCACCAAATAAAAAGAGACGAAATATTAAAAATAAAAGAAGAACAATACGGAGAAATAAGACTAAGACTAAGACTAAGACTAAGACTAAGACTAAGACTAAGACTAAGACTAAGAGAATGAATTTAAAAGGTGGGGGGGATTGGGAGCAGATATACGGTGATACAGGTGATAGTCTATTGGTTCAGACAAGTGTTATATTAAGAACATTACCTTGTAATTTTAATTTCTTATGGATAACTTGCCCCCAATGTTGCTCTAAATTTGACGGGAATGTGGTGAAGGGTGTGTCAACGTGTAGAGCGTGTGGTAGAACGAGTGCGAATCACAAGGATACTCCAACAGGGGAGCCTGTTCAAGGTAAGTTAGAAAAAGGTTTAGAAGCTTTAACAGATAATTGGCTCCCGAAACTTGAAGGTACCAATATAACATTACATTTTTGGTATGATAGTAGATATGATAATGCTCCTACGGGAGAGTATCCTGGTATTACTTTACATGATTTAGAAGAAGCAACATATGACTATGTGGATTTTCCGGGGGCGGATCTATATTATAAAATTGATTACGCTAAATTCGTAATATTATTGAATCAGACAAGTGAACCAGGTTATTCGTGTTTCCTTGATATAGATCTGGATCCTTCGGTATTATTAGATGTAAATGTAGCTAATATTGAAGTTCTTGGATATTTGATGAATGAAAAACGTGTCGGTATCGGTGACTTTGAAAATCAATTTATAATGGTTAAAAATGGAGAAGACCATGTTACAAAAAGCATAACTTCTTTATTAGAATACGTAAAGAAAACATATAATGAACATCGTGATAAGATGCGGGTCAACGAGATAGACCCGCATACAGGTGCAGGTTCTGGGAGGAATGTACAGGGGCACCAGAATTTTTTTGAATGCCACCGATACTTGTACTTAATGTTATATAAAAGTAGATTACAGGGTTCCGAGGTTGGTGTAAGGGAACTACTTGGGATCAAATCTAGAGCAAGCTCACGTGATTACTTTTCGTGTGACGGAATAAATGATTTATTACCGATGAAGGACCGCATCAAACACCCGGGAATCCGTGCGCTCGGGGTACCCAAGGAAATATTATTTAACGCCAAAATTTATATAAATGTTCCCGACAGTGTTATAAGAGAGTTACGTGAATATAATGGTGAATTACCTGATTTTAAAGATTTAATAAGTCCATTCTCTATCAATGATTTTATGGGGTATTTAAGGGACAGAAAGGTTATAATCGACGAGTTTGGGGTGGCACTCGATAGTTTTTTTATATATTTAACTGTCGATATTGGTATATATCGATCCAGATTTGACTAAATTTATATATTTAAATATATATATAGAATGCCTAAAACAAGGAAGAAGAAAATAGGAGACACAGGTATTCGGTTAAAACCTGTTGAAAATAATTTATTAGAAAATTATAATGAATTCTCTAAACGGCGAAAGAAAACAAAGAGAAAACGTAAAAAAGCGAAAAAACCTATAAAAAATATCAAGAGTATTGAGATACATAAGAATAGAGATCCTTTTTTTGATATCATCGGTGAAAATAAAGAAAAGAGAGAAAATAAAGAAAAGAAACAATATGTGAATGAGATCCAAATTAAAGAATTAGATGATAATAAGACAGATTTAAAAGATAATAAAGATGATAAGACATATTTAAAAGATAATAAAGATGATGATAAAGATGATAAAGATGATAAAGATGATAAGACAGATGAGATAGATGAGACAGATGAGACAGATGAGACAGATGAGACAGCCGATTTAAAAGATGAATATGTATCGGAAATAAAAAAAATAAAGGTTGAGAAGAAACCTCAGGAGTTATCTGAAACCGATCCGAATGTAAAACAATTAACAATAACGGTCTCAACCGAACTAGATAAAAAGAAAAAGGGATCAAGGGTCAAGTTAGAATAAAGGTCAGAATAAAGGGTAGAATAAAGGTTAAGATGGTAAGTTAGAATAAATATATTTTTTATCTTTGTAATTTATAAATGGATTTAATATTAAATTATGGAGATGACACAAATGACACGGATGACACAGATGACACAGATGACACAGATAACAAAGCTAAACCGTTTGATAATTTATTATATTTAGCGAAGCCCGTATACGGTGGGTGGGTGACATTCACGGCTCACCTATCTCATAAATATAAATTACCGATTTATAAGATAGGTAATCGCAGTGAAACTTCTAAACGTGAGTATGGTTATGAATGTCAATATCAAAATATAAATATTGCTGAAGTTATCAAATTAAAAAATATATTAATTACGGCGATTGATAAACATTATTATGAATACTTACATTTATTCCCTGAAAATACAAAAATTATTATTCATGATCCTACCGAGTGTAAACCGAATAAAAAGAATGCAAATCCCCTTGTTCAGATTACAGAGATGAATGAGAAACCATTACTGAATCATTTTAAAGTGATTACAATTAGAGAATCGGTTCAGGAATATTTAATGAAGAAATTCTCAGTGAAATCTTTATTTATGCCTCATCCGTTCTTTTCGTATGAATTATCAAAATGTAAGGGATTGGGTTATGAATGCGTATCTATAGCGAGAATAGATTTTGATAAAAATACCGATATTTTATTAAGATGTAACCAGCTTCTAACAGATCCTAAAAAACATATTTATCTGTTCGGTGCTGAAAATAGATTATATGTTCATCACAAATTAAAAGACTTAAATATTCAGGAGTATTGGAAGGGTAAATTTCCTAAAAATTTATCACCGACTTTCAACGATTGTAGTATTTTAAAAGATGCGAAATATATGATTGATATGTCCGTCATAAAGGGCGATGGTGGTGGAACTCAGTATACTTTTCTAGAAGCGATATATCACGATACAGTATTAATCTTACATTTAGATTGGATCAGTGCTGGAACAACATTTCAATCGGGTGTAAATTGTATCGGAGTATCTACAGGAGAAGAGTTAGCTGAGTTTATTGAAAAAGGATTACCAAAGAAAGAATATGAAAAGATTTTAATGAATAGTAAAGGGGTTCTAGAGAAGCATGTTTAGAAAAATTAATAAATAATTTTTATTTATATTATATATATAAAATGACTAAAAAATTGGGTTCGGATCGTATCAGAAGGAAAAAAACAAGGTCAAATCGTATCAGAAGGAAAAAAACAAGGTCAAGTCGTATCAGAAGGAAAACAAGCGGTGTGCGGAGCAGAAGACTATCGGGGAAATTGAAAAGAAATATAATTTTAAGAGGTGGTATGGGGGGTATGGAGGGTATGGAGGGTAAGGGTGGTCGTCCCGGATGGGCGACATTGGATGATCCAAAAGAACAATTAAAAACATACGATGCGGTTCTAGATAGTTTATTGGGACTGAGTGATAGAGAATTATTGGCAAAGTATGAATCTGATGAGGTTGGAGAAACACAAGCGGAGCTGATGGCCATTTGTAAAGATGGGGTATGTGAAGATGAAGCTTTCCAGGAAGAAGTCACTACCCTTATGGTCAAAAGCAAGAAACTGAGTGATAAACTTTTGTCAATAGCGGGGGGGCTGGCAAGGGAGTCTACAGGCAGATTAAAAAGCGCTCAGGATAGCTTCGCCAAGCAGGAGGAACGGAGAAAGGAAGAGTTAAGTGTGGTCGTCAAAGGTGCTATGGCCGAGACACAGAGGAGATTAGAGGCGGCCGCCGCCGGCCGAGAACCAGCACCAGCCAAAAAAACAAAAACCAA